GCCAGGGCCGAGCGTATCGTGAGGACGGAGCTACAGCGCACATTCAATATGGCCAACTATGAGCAGCAGGGCCGGACAGCGGCGCAGGTGCCAGGGCTGACCAAGCGCTGGATTGCTACTGCTGACAACAGGACGCGGCCCAGCCACCTTCGGGCGCATATTCGGTATGGTCGGGAGCCGATACCGATAGACCAGCCGTTCATCGTGGGCGGAGCTGAGCTACGCTACCCGTGTGACCCACAAGGGCCGCCGGGCGAGACGATCCATTGCCGCTGTAGAATGGCGACGATTGTACCGGAGGTGGGGGTGCTCAAGTCGCCGCTGGACGGGAAGATCGAGAAAGAGCTGGAGGGGAGAGGGTGATGAACAGATTCGCTTGTACTCGCTGTGGCGCCCCGGCCAGATGGCGCGTCTGGTATTTTGGTTGTGGTAACCTCTACAACTTTCTCTGTGATAAGTGCCTGATCGCCGATCGGGATAAGTATCATGACACCGACACGCCTGTAGCAAATACCCAGCCTATAGGCTATGAAGAGCACAGGCGCAGGGAGCGGGAACGACAGGCTGAGGTCAGGGAACAGTTGACGGTACCCGCATGACCAAAGTCATAGCCTGCCTGGTGGTCATCGTCGTGATCGGCGGGTCGGTGGCGCTATGGATGCACACGTTGGCCTGGCTGGCCACGACGGCAATGCCGCAGCCATGGTGCTGTATGTGGGCCACGGTAAAGCTGTTCGCGGCGCAGTGGGTGTTTGGGTGGCTGGTTATGGTGGGGAGGCGGGGACGCCATGTCTGAGCAGGTGAAGGGCGGGCTGATCGAGGTGCAGTATGAGGAGGCCGAACCATGCTGACCCGACGTACGTTCTTGGACGGCTCGGGGCCTGTCTATGCCTGAGTGGGTCCCTGGCACTGCCGCGTGGCCGCTGGCAGATCATCCTCACCATCGGCGATGACTACGACTGGACGGTGATACCGCTTGGAAAGGTGGAGCGCAATGCCAAGACGTGACGGAACAGGGCCGAACGGACAGGGAGCGCTGACAGGCCGTAGGCTGGGGCCATGTGCCTCTGGGCCGATTGTACGCCAACCGATACCGCGAGGTGGCCGAAACCAACGGCAGTGGCCACGGCGGGGCATGGGGCGCCGCAGATCACCCAGGGGGTGGTGGCGGTGATGGGTGAGTGCGGCATGACCCGCGAGATGCTGGCGGGGTCCGAGCGATACGCGTTGATGGTGCAATGGGCAGAGAATCTACACGCCATACGCGCGGCGCTAGGCGCAGGCTTTCAGTTCCTGACCTCCCGTGCTTTTGAGTGTCTGTTCATGGAAACAGAGTTCACGACGGACACGGTACGGGAGATGGGATAGCACGATAGCGCGTGGGATGGTCTAGCCGGTTCGACTCCGGCACCGCGCACTGACAACTGAATACGGCCTGTATACCAACAGGTAACAGCACCAGGAACGTGCAAGTGAATGCCACTTGCGACACACGGCGCTTTTCTCCGAGAGATCGGAGGGAAGCGCCTTTTTCTTTTGGATTGGAGGCCATCATGCCGTACAGCGGCCCGGATGATAAGAATCTGCCCAAAGCGGTGCGGACCTTGCCGCCGGACAAAAAGAAACAATGGGTCGGCGCCTGGAACGGCGCGTATAAGCAGTGCATCAGCCAGGGCGGCAAGCCGGAGACCTGCGAGGCGCAGGCGTTCAAGGTGGCCAATGGCTCGCTGCAAAAGCAGGAGAGTGTGATCTTTGAGGCCACGTTGCGCGCGCCGGAAGGGCAAGGTCCCGAGGGCTGCGTATGGGACGTGGTGCTCATTGGTGCGTCGACCGAGCAGCCGCCAATCACGATTGAGGGCCGCGAGTACATCTGGTCGCGTAACCGCCGTTTGTACTCATGTGATGCCCTGCGTGAGAGCGTGGCCAAGTGGGACGGCGTGAAGGTCTATGACAACCACCTGACCGACGCCGAGTTCCAGGAGCGCGGCGGGATGCGCAGCGTTGCCCGTGAATGGGTCGGCACCATTGTCGATCCGCGCTGGGATGGCGAAGCGCGCGCGCTGCGTGGCACGCTGAAGATCGTTGACGAATCCCTGGCTCGCAAGCTGAAGGCGGCGCATGAGGCCGGAGTGTTGGACACAGTGGGATTGAGCATCGACACGGCACCCACCTGGACCGAGGTGACTCACGAGGGCGAGTCATTGCCAGTGGTTGCCGGATTCGACGCCATCTATTCGGTAGATGTTGTTGCAGAGCCGGCCGCAGGGGGCGGATTCGCTCGCCTGATTGCGGCCACAGATATGTCAAAACGAGGTGACGATGTGATGAAGATCGAGAGCAAAGAGCAGCTTCAGGAGCTGCTTCAGGATGAGAACGTGAAGGGCTGGATGGCCGAGCTGGCAGCGGTTGAGGCCGAAGAGGTTGACGAAGACGCCGAGCCCGAAAACGAATCGGAGCAGGCGGACGAGGAGCCGGCGCCCGAGGCCGAGAACGAAGATACCGAGCCCGAGCCGGAGCCGGAGAACGAGGCCGACAAGGCTGTCAAGGCGATGGCGCGCAAGCTGGAGTACCTAGAGTGCCGGCTGATGCTTCGCGATAAGTTGGACGCGGCCAAGTTGTCGGCGCCAATGCGCAAGACCGTCGAGACGGCGTTTGGAGGCCGTGTGTTCGACGAGAAGGAGTTGGATACCGTGATCGCCAGAGCGAAGGAGGCCGAGGCTGCCGCCGACAAGACAGGGCGCGTGGTGGGCGCGGGCGCGCAGCGCAATGAGACGCGCGTGACCTTTGACGAACAGGACAAGGCCGAGGCTGCGTTCGCGCGGATGATCTTGGGTCGCACGGCTTTCCGCGAGATTGAGAGCAACGAGAACGCGACGGTCAAGGAGCGCGTGCCCGAAGCGTATACCTCTTGGATCAGGGCGGGCCGGCCAGACGAAGGGCCTGTGCGCCTGAGCGAGTGGGCGCGGATGCTGTGTGGCGGCGACCCGCTCTTTGACAGCCGCGCGCGAGAGGCGCTGGTCACCACGTCCAGCATGACCTCGATCATCAAGAACACGCTCAACCTAAAGCTGGCCGCCGACTATGCCCAGCGAACCGAATGGTGGGCACCAATCGTGAGCACTGAGGAAGTCGACAACATCGACGACGCCACGTTGGTGCGCATCTTTGGCATGGACACGCTGGCGGTGGTCAGTGAGGGCCAGCCGTATACCGAGCTTGGCTGGGACGACGAGGAAGAGACGGCTTCCTTCGTGAAGCGCGGCAACTTTGTCGGCGTCACGCTGGAAACCATCATGAGCGACAAGATCAACGCCATCCGCCGCATCCCCGATCGGCTGAGCCGGAGCTGGTACAACACGCTGTCCAACATGGTCAGCGCCGTGTTTACCACAAACTCGGCGGCCGGCCCCGTCCTGGCTGACAGTGGCGCGCTGTTCAACAACACCGCAGTTACTTCTTCGGGCGGCCATGCCAACCTGCTCACAACCGCGCTTTCCTACACGGCCTTGACCGCGGCCGAGCTGGCCATGATGAAGCAAACGGATCAGCCGCTGGGCACGGGCGAGAAGCTACTCATTCGCCCCAAGTACCTGCTGGTTCCGGTCGACCTCGAAGGCACGGCCGATCTCCTGGCCGACAACGAGTTTCGACCCGAAAGCTCGGATCGTGACCGCAACAAGTTCCAGGGGCGCATCGAGCCTATCGTCGTGCCCACCTGGACCGACACCAACAACTGGGCGCTGGTAGCTGATCCGCGAGAGTTCCCGGCCATCTGGCTGATCTTCCCGCGTGGCAACCGCGTCCCGTCGCTATTCACTGCGGACAACGACTCGGCAGGCGCGATGTTCACCAATGACACGATGCGCTTCAAGGTGCGGATGTTGACCTATCGCTACTCCAGCACCTATGACTGCGCGCCGGTCGGTGACTGGCGGCCGTTGCACAAGAGCAACGTGAGCTAGACGACGCGGATTGTGATGGGATGGGTCGTCTAGGCCCATCCCTAGATATGGAGACATGAAATGAGCGACAAGACGCGGAAGCTGCTCGCGTGGCTGCTAGTTGTGGTGGCCATCGTCGTAGCCGGCTTCTTGGGCGTGACGTACCCGATCCCGGAGCCGCCTAACATCCAGGTCATGGGTGACGGGGATTCGCATTTCACGAACCTGGTTGCCAGCGGTGACATCACCGCCGGCGACGACCTGGTCGTGACCGATGACTCGACGCTTGGTGGCGACATTGCCCTGACTGGCAACTTGGCTGTGGGCGATGGAACACCAACCGTGACGCAAGATGGTGAAGATGCCTATGTCGAGGGGCAGTTCGAGGTTGACGGCGAGGCCCAGTTTGACGGGGCCATTGACGCCAACAGCACCGTGACCATCGCCGGCGCGACGACCCTGGCCAGCGACCTGACTGTATCCCCCGATGCGACCGGCGGCAACCAGGGGGCCAAGAACGAAATCAACGGTCTTCCCCGGATCAAGATGGTGGCCTTGTCCTCCATGACCAACGGTAGCACCGAGACCACCTCGTATATGGACGACTCACCCACCGGAGAGTACGCGCCCATTGACGCAGACGTGACGGAAGCGGAAGGCTCGGGCGACAGCGTCTACCGCATCGGTGCATCAAGCTACAAGGCGTCCTTCGCCGACACGGCCGAGGCGGATGATGGGTTCAAGAGGACCATCACGGGCGATGACCTGGAGGACAACGAAAGTATCGGTTTCTGGATCTACAGCGACACAGCCCTCTCGGCCGGCGATCTCCAGATCATGCTCACCGATGACGGCGGCACGCGCAACTATGACATCGGCGCCGTGGCCTCAGCCAACGTATGGACGTGGGTTGAGGTCGACATCAGCAGCTTGGCCGGGGGCACTGGTGATACGGTAACGGAGTTTGGTATCACCCTGACTTCCGCCGGCGCGACAAACCTCGGGGCTTTTGTCATCTACGTCGACGGCGTCTGGAAGTGGGACGCGGACGACGAGGAGGACCTGGGCAACGCGATCTTGCAGGATGGCGTGCTCTCGGTCCTGAGCATAACTACGGCTCAAGATCAGGCTAACACGCCGGCCATGCTGACCGAGAATACCGATTTCTTTGTTCATTACGAAAGCGGAAACGACTACATCGTGACCGTGACCGATCAGAGCGCCAACAGTGGCGTTGCGATGGTGGCCTACTAGAGCATGAGAATCCTCGCCCTCTGCGCTTACCCAGCGCGCGCGGCGGTGCGCAAGGCCACCGGCGTCGAGCCGTGGACCTCGCCGCCGTACACGACGGAGAACATCCAGCCGGCGCATATGGAAGGATACGACCTGATCTACTTCCGACTCCACCGACTACGGTCAGTGCCGGGGCTGTGGTTCGGCGAATATCCCTCGGGCGAGCGCGTGCAGGCACTCAATAGCTACCTGCTGGAGCTGGCCGACCTGAGCGGGGCGTTGGTAGTCATGGCCAACTGCTATGGCGTCAGCGACCCGATGATCAGGCAGCTCTACGTCAGCGGGGCGCGTGGCGTCATTGCCGGGCCGGGGCGGAACTATGCCCACGGCGAGCGAGTGGTGGGCGCCGACCTGCTGACCAAGTGGCTGCTCTACGGCCTGCGGGCTGGGCTGGGCACCAAGGCCGCATTGGGTGTGGCAAAGGCGAGACTGAGATTGACAGCACAAAGACGCGCGGACAAAGACGCGCTTGAGTTTGCACTGATGGAGGCACGATGAACGAGCGACTGGTTTGTATCCCGCTTCCGGCGATCTACCCCGGCGCCTCGGCGGCGCTGGGCGACAACTACGCCTACATGTATGCCCCGTGTGATCTGACCGTCGTGTATGTGTCGGCTGCCACGAGCGCAGACGACACGGGTCTGACGCTGGACATCAACGACGACGGAACGGGCGTGATCACAGCTATCGACTGTTCTGATGCAGACGCGCCCGGCAAGTGGCAGAGCACACAGATGGGCGGATCGGAGACGCCCGTCAAGATTGCAGCCGGCAGCAAGATCAGCTTTGACGCCAACAACGCGGCCAACGGCAACGTGATCACCGGCTTCATGTTTGCCCTGACTGGCGAGGTCACTGACTAGCAGCGTTCACTGGGGCGGGCCTCACCACCCGCCCCCTTGGAGGATGGTATGGACTACCGCGAGCTGTTGTGTCAGCACCTACAGATCGCCGACGCGCAGATCCTGAGCATGGCCGAGTACCCGGACTATCTAGCTTGCGTGATCAGCTATGGCATCGCCGGCGGCAAGAAGTTCCTGATCTCCTATAGCGACCTGTCAGCGGCGGACGGCATCGACGCGACCGACGCGGCACGGCAGCTCTCAATCGACAACGAGATTGCGCTGTTTCTGGTGCGGGGCACAGGCAAGGATGGACGAATCACCAAGGCCGACGTTGAGCGTTTCATGGCGGAAGGGTCGGAATACTACAAGGAGTAGGCATGAGAGGGATGACAGTTCTGACACGGGACCGGCCCAGCTACACGGCCGTTTTGGGCGCCGAGGGCGTCTCGGCCAGCACGCCTTACGTCTTGGTCGACCTCAGCGACACGACCAACTTTCCGCACACGCAGACCGCCGAGGTGCATCTGCTTGGATTGCACCTCGATACCGAGAAGCACGGGGGCGGATTCGACGTGTGGGTCGGCGTGGTCACCGAGAATGATGCGACAGACGGCTCGGTTACGTGGCTGCATCGCTTTGATCTGGAGGCGCTGAATACCTACGGCATCGAGCCGCAGCATCGGGAGATCGACTTTACCCTTGGCGCCAGCAACCCGCAAGGCGTCAACTGTGCCGTGCGCAGCGGTGCAACACCGTTCCTGATCAGCAATTTGACACAGGCCGACAACGTCAACTGGCAGAACGATACCAACCGGGCCAGCCCGGCGGGCAGCACGACCAAGCCCGGGGCGGGCGACATCGTGGTCTGGGTTGAGGAGGTTGTAGACGACGGCACCCTCGATTTCACCCTGACCGCAATCTATGAGACAGGTTGATCATGTCCTCGGCATTGAGCATGTTTCTGGCGCAGGTCGACTACTTGATCGCGGCGAGCGATGGTGAGCTGGCTGAGGCCGCACGACAGGCAATGATCAAGGCCGCCGTGGAGACCTACAGCATCGATCGGCCGGACACGCAGGTGGACGACGTGACCGGCGACGCGGGGCGTTACTATGATCTGGCCGACAAACTGTCGGCGTGGTCAGAGGGCTTCAGCCGCGTGCTACGGATCGAGTATCCCGCGGCGACGGTGGCCAGTGACGAGGCGCCGATCTACCTAGACCCGGAGGACTGGCAGGACGACTACTGGGCCGATAACGTGCGTTACCTGTACCTACCACGCCATGCGCCGGCGGCCACAGAGAGTATGCGCATCACCTACACGGTCCCCTGGGTTTGGAGCGGTGATCCTGAAGTAACGACCACGCCGGTGCAAGACTTTTATGCCATCTGTCATCTGGCCGCGGCCAACTGTTGTCGGGCCATCGCGGCCAAGTACAGCCGCACGAATGACAGCACGCTCGGTGCGGACAGCGTGGCCCATGTGACGCGTGCCGATATGTTCGGGCGGCGGGCCAAAGAGTTTCAGGCGCTCTACCGTGAACACCTGGGCCTAGATGGCGGCGATGGCAAAGGCGAGCGGGCCAGCGGCACCTTTGTGGATTGGGACACAGCGCCCGAGTGGCCAAGCGGCCGGCAGTACGTGTTCCACAGGAATCGGTGATGCTAGAGATTCGTGGCGAGTTCAACGGCCTGGATGACGTATTGGCCTATCTCGATCGGCTGGGCGAGCAGATCGAGCAGGGCAAGCGCGTGCCGATGCAGCAAAGCCTCGACGTAGTCGAGCAGGCTGTGGCCGTGCGCACGCCGGTGAACATCGGCGCGCTGCGGGGCAGCCTACAGACCACCATGCGTGGCCAGGGTGTGGACCTGCACGGCATCATGTTCTCGCCGCTAGAGTACGCGGTGCCGGTCGAGCGCGGCCGCCGGCCGGGCAAGATGCCGCCGCGAGATGCGATTCGCTACTGGGTCATTCGCAAGAACATCGCCGACGGGCCGGAGGCTGATCGCGTGGCGTTTGCTATCGCCATGGCTATTGCGAAGGGCACATCCAAGGGCACGGCAAACAAGGGCGCGCACATGTTCCGTGACGGCTGGCAGGAGGCGTCGCCGCACATACCGGGGATCTGGCTGCGTTGGCTGCGTGGCATTCTAGGGAGGGCCAAGTGAGCGAGAGCGCAGTGAGGGCGCGGATCAAGGCCATTGTCGCCGCCGTGGAGGACGTTGGCCAGGTCCACGACTATGAGCGGTGGTCGGCGGAATGGGATGCGTTTCTCGGTCATTTCCAGAAAACCATCGAGGGGACCGACTACATCCGCGGGTGGACCATTTCGTGCTCCGCGGTGATGCAAGAGCGCATGGACTGGGACCAGAACCGGCGTACCTATCGCTATGTTATTCGTGGCTACTGGGGCCTGGATGACAGCGTGGCGACGGAAAAGACCGCGCTGGCCAAGGCTATCAGCGTTGTCGAAGCGCTGGACGCCAGCACCGCGCTACACGAGTCCGCAGGAACATACGAGGCCACACTGGCTAGCATCGAGCGATTCGAGCCGCGCCTGTTCGGCGGGACGCTCTGCCATTATGCGGAGATCACGCTGGCGGTAACGGAGATGGTCGATGCCTAGCGAGCAAAAGTTGGCACCATTGCGGCTGAACCTGGGCTGTGGTCGTGTGCCGCTGCTATTCTGGACCAACCTCGACGCCAACCCGATCAAGCCAGCGGACATACACGCCGACGCGCTGGGCTATCTGCAAAGCTGTGCCGACGAGAGCTATGTAGATATCTATGCTGGGCATTTGATCGAACACCTACATCGCCCCGACGCGTTGACCTTGCTCCGCGAGTGCTACCGCGTGCTGCGCTCTGGCGGCCGGTTGGGCGTGATGGTGCCGGACACGCGTGAGATCATGCACCGCTATGTCGAGGGGACTACCGACCTGGTCGAGTTCCCGGCGCGGCGCTACTGGCCCGTGGCCGACCTCGACGCGGTGTGCGCGTTGTTCCTGTATAGCACGGCGCAGGATTCGGCGCATCTGTGGAGCTATGACGAGAGGACACTGACGCGGCTGCTACGAGAAGCGGGGTTCGCCGGCGATCTGGAGCCGATCAACCGCTATGAGGATCCGCGTGTCCCGGTTGGGGCCTGGTATCAATGTGGATTCGACGCGCGGAAGCCATGAAATACGCCGACCTACTGCCACTGCTGAGTGTCCGTCGCACGATCATCGTCACGGGGCCACAGCGCAGCGGGACGACCATCGCGATGGAGATGATCGCCGCGGACTTGGGCTATCGCGCCTACCGCGAGGAGGCGTTTGGTGTCCAATGTAAGGATCAGTGGTTGGCGCTGGTGAACGAGGCCGATGGCGCGGTGATCCAGTGCCCGGCGATGAGCCGCTGGGCACACGAGGTGCCGGAGCAGGTGGCGGTTGTATTTATGCGGCGTGATCTAGAGGCCATACGGCGCAGTCAAGACCGCATCGGCTGGCCGAAGGCCGAGCGGCTGGGTGAGCTGCAAAAGTATGACGAGACAAGCGGCTGCATTGCAGCGATCAAGTACGCCTACTGGGAGACCGAGCAACGGAGCCACATCCGATACGCCTATGAATTGGAATACAAGAGCCTGGCTGAGCATCCGCTATGGATTGCGCCAGAGCAACGGCAGGGGTTCACGGCGCGCCAGACGATGCTCGCAAAGACGAAGGAAGAGGCTATGAGTCAATACATGCTGTGTGAGGTGTGCCATCGCGTGATCAAGGTCGAGCACGGGCCGGTATGCTGCTTTTGTGAGAAGCCAAAACCGAAGCGGCGCAAGGTGGCCGAGAAGGTTACGTCCATGGTGGCGATTCCGGATGTCATCGAAGAGGCGAACGAAGAGGAAGAGATCGAGCCTTGCGAATCTTGATCGTGCATCCGGGAGCATCCTACAGTACGCACGACGTATGGCGCGGCGTGACCGGCTCGCTGGAGCGGTATGGGGCGCAGTTGATTCACTTTGCCCTCGACAGCCGGCTTGATGTGGCCCACCACTATTTAGCGCTGGCCTACAAACGCGCCAAGCGCAACGATCCGGAGGTGCCGCGGCCAACGGCGGCCGACGTGCTCTACTGGGCCAGCGCGTGGACCATCGAGCGTGCGTTACGGATGCAACCGGACTGGGTGTTGATCATCTCGGCGATGTATGTACATCCCGACGTAGTGGTCATGCTCAAGCGCGCAGGGATGCGTGTGGCGATTCTCTTTACCGAATCACCCTACGACGACGAGCCGCAGATGCGGCTTGCTCCTGTGGCTGACGTGTGCTGGGTCAATGAGCGTAGCAGCGTGGCGCGCTTTCGTGAGGTCCAGCCCAATGCCCACTATTGGCAGCACGCCCTCGACCCGCAGACGCATCGACCCGATGCTGATGCGGGAGTGCAAGGCCATGACGTGGTGTTCGTGGGCACGGGCTTTATCGAGCGCTGCAACTTGCTCGCCGGCGTGGACTGGGCGGGCATCGACCTTGGGCTCTACGGTTCGTGGTCACTGCTAGGATCGCGCAACAAGTTGCGCCAGTATATCGCGGGCGATGTGGTACCAAACAACGTGACTGCCGCACTCTATCGGGCGGCCAAGATCGGGCTGAACATACACCGCACGAGCATGGGGTTTGGGCGCTACGCGCCGCACTACGAAGGCGCCGAATCGCTCAATCCCCGCTGCTATGAACTGGCCGCGTGTGGCAGCTTTTTTCTCAGCGACTATCGGGCCGAGCTGGAGGACGTGTTCGGAGACACCGTGCCGACCTTCAACACGTCCGAGGAGCTAGCCGAAATGACGCGCTACTACCTGGACCACGATGACGAACGTGAGGCCATTGCCAAGCGCCTGCCGGCGCTGGTGGCGGAGCATACGTTTGATCGACGTGTATGTGAGATGTTGAGCGTTCTGGAGCGGTGCACGTAGCAACGCACTGGCAGAGGCAAAAGAGGGCTTATGTGTCGTCGCAGTCTGAATGCCAGCGGGCATCAGCGCCCAGGCGGCCATACTCGGCGCGCTTCTCGGGATGTTCGTCATAGTATCGCTGTAGTTCTGTGGCGTCATGCAGTTTCCGATGTTCAGATTGCGATGATAGAACAACCAGATTCTCGGGCCGATTGTCGGTCTTGATGCCATTGACGTGGTGAACTCGCTCGTTCTTTTCCAAGAAACGCCCTAGTTCCCGCTCGGCGATGATCCGATGCTCATATACATAACCATCACGATTGGCATCGGGGTGGCCAGGACAATATGGGAGGTGATCACCTTTATAATAGCCGCGTTCTGGACGGTTTGTCTGTGCAAGCGGAGTTGTTTTTCCACAGCCGCACTTGCACAACCCGGAGGGGTTCACGGGCACTCGGCAGATTCGGCGGGCTTTATACATCTGCTTTGCCTTTTTGGTTCGAGACTAATGGCCTCGCAGATATTTCCGCCCAGGAGCAACGGGCTGCCCGCAGCCACAAGCACATAGAACAGGTTCTTTTTTCATGACCCGATCATAGCAGATTGGACCATGAAAGTCCAGTAGATGGAGGTAAGCTAATATGAGTCGCTATCACGGCAAAACCGGAATGGTGTATATCGCATCGTCCGGTTCGGGCAATGCCGTCGCGGCGGTCGCGCTTTCGGAGTGGTCGTTGAGCATGAGTGCCGACCGCGAAGAGGTGACTGCGTTTGGTGACAGCAACAAGCAGTACGTGCAGGGCTATCCGGATGTATCCGGCAATCTGAGCGGGTACTGGGATGACACGAGTGACCAGCTCTACGACGCGGCCATGTCCAGTGATGGGACCAAGCTCTATCTGTACCCGAGCACACTGACCACGGCCAAGTATTGGTATGGGCCGGCGTGGGTGGACTTTGAGATCAACACAGCCGTCGGCGGCGCTGTCACAATTAGTGGCTCGTTCCAGGCCAATGGCAACTGGGGACAGATGTAGCAACGATGAAGGCCAGCGGGCAAACTGGTCAAATCCTTGTTGGGGGTCGAGTCGCGTCGCGGCTCGGCCCCTGGCGGGGAGATATAGGCCGAGAGGGGGTGCATATCACGGCAAAGTTAGCGCGGGTTGTTGACTCTTTCTGGATGGAGCACAGCGCGGCGTTTGACATGGCGCTGACCATCGGGAAGAGCGAGCAAGTATGGACAAGTGTCGAGATAATAGTGGAAGCAGACACAGTACGGATCATGGGAGGAGCGCGACGTGCCTAAAAACCGGTTTATAACGCCCGAGACGACGCGGCTGGACCTGAGCGATGACGACTGGATCGATGTCAAGAAGAGGCTTAGTTGGGGCGAGGAGACCAAGATCACCGCATCCACACTCGGCGGCATGCGGGGGATGAAGGACAGTGACAACACCGAGATCACCATGGACTGGGCCGAGTTCCAGTTGCGGCGGCTCTCGACGTGGATCGTGGACTGGTCATTCGTCGATGCGCGGGGCAAGCAGGTCAAGGTAACGCGCGATGCCATCAAGAACCTGGACCCAGACACGGTAGACGAGATTGACGAGGTGCTGACCGCGCATATCGAGGCACAGGAAGCGGAGCGCAGGCCGGAGACGGCGGACGCCGCGATCGAGAAGCATCAGCAAGCCATCGATGCGCTGGAGATGGCAAAAAACGCGCCGGCGCCCGACGTGAGCGGGCAAGAATAGACGCACGGCTGCTGATCAACATGCAGACCTGGGACTATGCCGCGCTCCAGGACTGTCCGGCGGAGGTGGTCGAGGCGGTATTAGAGTTGTGGCAGGAAGACGCAGAGGAGCACAACGCCAAGCATGGCCGTGACAGCGGGCGAGCTTGAACTCGTCCTGAAAGCCAAAGACCAGATGACGGCGGTGCTGCGGCAGGTGTCGGGCACCACGGGCAAAGCACTGGGCGACATGGCCAAGCAGGCCCAGACGGCCAGCGCGAAGGTCAACGCTGCCACAGGTAAGGGGGGCGGCTTTGGCAAGATGCTGGGAGGGATACTCAAAACGGCCGCCGGATTCGGCGCGGCACAGCTTGGTGTTGCTGCATTCCGAGAGATCGGCCAGGGCGTGCTGGAGATGGTACAGACCAGCGCCGAGATTCCTGGTGTAGCTGCGGCCTTTGAGAATCTGGGGGGCAGCATCGCGGCCATGCGTCGCGGCTCAGCGGGCATGGTCACTGACGTTGACCTGATGAAATCGTTCAACAAGGCCGCCCAGCTTGTGTCAACTGACTTTGCTCAGAAGCTCCCCGACGCCATGGGTGTGCTGGGCAAAGTTGCCGCCTCGACCGGGCAGGACATGGGTTACCTGCTCGACTCGCTCACCACCGGCGTCGGGCGCATGTCGCCGATGATCCTCGACAACCTCGGCGTGCAGGTCAGCCTCACCGAAGCGACCGAGAAGGCCGCCGAGATGTACGGCAAGGAGGCCGACCAACTCAGCAAGGCCGAGCAGCAGGCCGGCATGATGGCCGTCGTCATGGAGAAGCTAGAGACCAACACGGCGAACATGCCCGAAGTCGCTGGCTCTACAAGCCAGATGATGCAATCGCTCTCGGTGACTATGCAAAACCTCAAGAATGAGGTCGGCGCCGCGCTTACCCCGGCGCTCAATGCACTTCTGGTGCCGCTGACCCGGCTTGCTGCCGATGTGGCACCCAGGGTCGTCGCTGGCGTCCAGCGCATGGTCGGCTGGCTGATGAACTTGCGCGAGAACCTGGCCCCGGTGCGCAACTTCCTACAGCCGATCATCTCCGCGTTCAAGCAACTGTTCGGCGGCCCCATCCTTGGGGCCATACAGGCGTTCAAAGCCAGCACCTCCGACATGGGGCCAATGTGGGCACAGCTCAAGCGCACCTGGGAGGCGGTGCAGCCCGTGCTCCAGAAGGTGGCTATGGCCATGGGCGGCGTGCTGGCAACAGCCATCGCCGACGTAGTAGGTGTCGTGCGCGGGTTACTCAATGCCTTTACCGCCATGTTCGACAATATCAAGGCAGCCGCGCAGGGCTTCTTGCAGTACCTCGAAGGTGTGTTCCAGGTTTGGGGCGGGCTCTTTGACGTGCTGGCCGGGCTGGTGACCGGCAACACCGACCGTATGCTGTCCGGCTGGCAGCGGATGAAAGACGGCTTTGTCAACATGGCGCAGGGCATGTGGACGACCGTCAAGAACATCTTTGTCGGCGCCATCGAGGGCCTGCTGGGCTACATTCGCGGGTTCATCGAGGGGGCGGGCGGCATCATTGCCACGATCTATGAGAAGCTGACCGGCAAGGAGTTGTCGCTGGAGTTCAGCGTGCTCGGTCAAGAGGTGTCCATAGCTGGCGTCGAGATCGAGCAAATGGCTGTGTCGGCGGAACGGGCCAAGAAGTCAGTAAACGATTTCGCCGCTACTGTGCCCAGTCTGACTGAGGCTACGCGCGTCGCCGCCAAAGCTGCTGACGAAATGGGCGGGGCCATGTTGCGCCAGTTCAGTGACATCTACAACGCCGCCGAGGACATGGCCGAGGAGATCGAGGACACCGCCAGCGACCTGGCCGACGAGCTGGAGGACCTGTTCACCGATCCGGCGTTCGTGGATGTGCTCACCGATGCTTGTGTGACCTCGCAGGAGGCATTCGAGGGGCTGTGGGCCGAGCTGACGGGTAGCGCCCTGGAAGCGCAACACAAGCTCACGGGCATCGTCTCCGATGGCGAGCGTGAACGACTGGACATGGAGTTTCGGCACAACGCCGAGATGGTGCGCGCGGAGGCCGAGCACCAGGCCATGCGCGAGGCACTTCAATCCCAAGGGCGCGTCGATGAGGTTGCCCAGCTAGACCAGCAGTTTGCGCGCAAGATCACGGCCTTACAGAACGGCTACTGGCAGGAACAGCAACTGGCCGAGCGCAACCGCCTGATCCAACAGCAGGAGCGCATGCAGGGCTACCTGGAAGAGCTGGAGCTACAGCGGCAAAAGATCCGCGAGTCGCTGGCCGCCAAGGTGATGGAAAGCGAGAGCTTCCAGGCGCTGGAGCATGACCAACAGGTCGCTATGTTGCGCGAGATTGATCAAGGCGCGGCGAATCGGTTGGACATACAGAAGAAGACAGAGCTGGCCGCAACTGCTATCGCGGCCAAGGGGGCTCTTGCCCGAGGCGAGATTGCCAAGCTGGAAGCTGCGCTAGTTGGCGAGGCTGCCATGAACCTGGCGAGTCTGAGTCTGGAACAGCAGCAGATTTGGGCATTGCCTATTCCATACGAAGAGAAGCTGGCTTTATTGGCTGAGTGGCAAGAGAAGAAGCTGCAAGAGTGGAGCAAGAACTACCTGGACAGCATTGCCGAGTTGGGGGGGATCGTCGACGTGGGTGAGCCCGGCGCCGGCTACGACCCCGGCAAGTACACGCAGCCTGCCACGACACCCGTGGAGCAGGTTGTCGACGACATTTCCAACGCCATCACCAAAGGCCGCGAGGCGCTGGAGGAATTGCTCGATTTCGAGTTCACGCAGGCGATGATAGATGGACTCGACGAGTTCAAGACCTTTGTCCACACGGCGGTCAACGCGGTCTATGACGTATTCAATGCGCCGGTGGCCGAGGGTTCCGGGGACAAGATCAAGGATCGCATCAAGGACATCAAGGAGTTCCTAGCACCGGCGGTCGAGCTGATCAAGTTCATCGGTACTGACGTGACGGCCACGATTCACGACGAGATGCCCAACCTTGACACGTGGAAGAGCCAGATTCGGGTCTTTTTCAACGCTGCCGCTGATGCCATTGAAATGATCATTGAGCCACTGCTGCCCGGCGGCGATATGAGTCTGATCTGGCTGGACCTCGACGCCGCCGAGGAGGAAATGGCCAAGGTCCAGAAGCGGCGCGACGAGCTGCTGGACAACCTCGGATTCTACGGCGAGCTGGTCGGTCTTGTGCAGAAGACACTGGGCCTCGTTGACACTGACCTGAGCAAGGTCTCGGCCGCCGACATGACTTTCCCTGAGTTCGGCGCCATGGTCTCGTTGTGGAAGGCACAGATTCGCAACCTGAGCGGAGCCATCTTTGATTGGTTGCATGAGCTGATCAACCTCGATGTGGAGTTCGACATCGAGGAGGCCATGACGGCTGTGGCCACCATGGCAGGTAAGGTCAAGACGCTGCTGGGCATTGTGGGCATCGAGTTGGAAAAGGCTATGCCGCTGGACATGGAGTTCCCCGATTTCGGCGCGGCGGTCAGCTCCTGGAAAGCGCAGATTCGCAACCTCGCGGGCGCACTGTATCAGTGGATGGAAGAGATTATCAATCTCGACGTGGACTTTGACATCAGCGAAGCCATGGATGCCGTGGCCGCAATGGCCGGCAAAGTCAAAACGCTGCTGGGGTTGGTCGGGACGGACCTCTCCAAGGCTATGCCGCTCGATATGGCATTCGATGCCTTTGGTGCCAAGGTCAGCGCGTGGAAAAAGCAGGCGCGCAACCTTGGCGGCGTCCTCTACAACTGGATGCAGGAGATCATCAATCTCGATCTTGACAAAGCTGTGGCCGAAGCTGCGGCAGTGGCTGAGAATGTCAAGAAGCTATTCGAGCTGACGGACATTGATCTAGAAATCTCGTCGCCACGCGACAACTTTTACATCGACTTTGTCGACTGGTTGGACGCTATCAAGTGGGCGGCCGATGAAATCCAGCAAAAGATCAACGATGCTGGCGAAACCTTCGCCAATGCTGTCCAGGTCGCCGAGCCAGTCGCCGCGGCGATGGAGACGCTGCTCGACCTGCTAGGCGTGGGCTTGGCATTCTCGCTGCCGCTGCGGCGCAAGGCGGCCAACTACTGGGCCGACTTCGAGGAGTTCGTGGGGCTGCTGGTCGAGGCTGCTGGCCGCATCCACGATCACATTCGCGATAGTATCATTCTCCAGCTCGATGATGGGGTCTCTGACCTCGAAGAGGCAATGGCGCAGGCGGAAGCCGAGTACGCACAGATTGCTACCATCGCCGAGCACAT